ATGGCTAGGCCCACAAATCGATTGAGCGCCAGGGCGGCTCAAACCGTCACAGCGCAAGGCTACCACGCTGACGGCGGCGGTCTCTATCTACTCATTGGTCCGACCGGCGCCAAGTCCTGGGTCTTCAGATTTCAACTGCGCGGCCGCCGGCGGGAGATGGGGCTGGGGTCCACCGCCCTGGTCAGCCTGCAAGAGGCCCGGCGTGCAGTCGTCGAGCATCGCCGCTTGCTGCTGGAAGGCCGTGACCCGATCACCGCCCGCGTACAGGCCAGATCCGTCGGCCTGACGTTCGGCGAGTGCGCCGATGCTCTGATCGAAAGCCAGAAGGCCGGGTGGAAGAACGACGCCCAGGCGCAGCAGTGGACGCAGTCGCTGAAAGACCACGGGCCGGCGCGGGACATGCCCGTGGCGGATATCGACACGGCACACGTGATGGCTTGCCTGCGGCAGATCTGGACCACCAAGACCGAGACGGCGTCGCGCCTGCGCGCGCGCATCGAGCGGGTGCTCGACTGGGCGAAGGTGCATGGCCACCGCCAGGGCGACAACCCGGCGCGCTGGCGCGGACACCTCGATAACCTGCTGCCCAGGCCGAGCAAGGTGCGCAAGCCTCAGCACCACGCGGCGATGCCCTACAGTGATGCGCCAGCCTTCATGGCCCTGCTGCGCGAGCGCGACGCGCGTAGCCGCCGCGCGCTCCAGTTCACGATGCTGACGGCGGCCCGCACCGAGGAGGTCACCGGATCGAGCTGGGACGAATTCGACCTCGCCGCCGGCATCTGGTCCATCCCGGCAGGGCGCATGAAGGGCGGTCGGGATCACTTCGTGCCGCTGTCGACGGCCGCCCTGGCCATCCTGCAAGGCCTGGATCGCAAGCTGCCGCCGTTCGCCATGTCGGAGAACACCATGCTGTACCTGGTGCAGAAGCCGGCGCCGAAGGGCTTCGGCCTACCCTACACCGTGCACGGCTTCCGCTCGTGCTTCCGCGACTGGGCGGCCGAAACGCAGGACACCCCGGGCGAGGTGGTGGAGATGGCGCTGGCGCACGCGATTCGCAACAAGGCCGAGGCCGCTTACCGGCGCGGTGCGCTGATCGACAAGAGGCGGCTGCTGATGCAGGCCTGGGCCGACTACCTGCTGCCGGGGAGCGACGGCGGCTCGGCTTCACCGAAAGATTAAAAATCTTCGGATGACGCCCAGTGCCGCAAGGGTTTAGCGCACATCGGCGCTCCGCATCTAGCATGAATACTAACGCTCGATTCCCGTATTTGCATGCCACTCTGCCGCGATTGCGGAGCGCGGTATCTGCTCATTCGTAGCGTCGCAGGATGTGCGCCAGCTGCCGCACACCATAGCTCCATGCCGCCATCCCTTCCCCCTGCATGCCACTGGGTACACGTCACCGCCGAGGAGGCGCTGATGCACTTCAACTTCGGGACCGTGGCGCACATTTCAGACGGGCAGGTCTGGCTGTCCTGGCGTGGGGTGCGGATATCGGCTCACCAGACTGGAAGCTTGCGGCAGGCGATGAGGTTCGCTGAGCGGTGGATAGCCGCACGCACCGGCCTGCCAGGGGTCAGGAAGGCGCCGCGCTGTAGACCGGACGATGCGCAACGGTGGACCCTGCGAGCCGCTCGACCGCCCACTAACTCGATCAGCCCAGCAATCCGGTACCGAGGAAGCGACCAGGAGGATCTGATCGCTATGGAAGCGTCCCACCTGCCGCCCTACGTCCTATCCAACGATGCCTGGCCGTGAGGCACATGCCCATGGCGAGTCAGGCAGACAGTTCATCAACACATCACCGCCGGCGGCGCCGCTTGGTGAAAGTCGCCGGATCGAGTTCAGGATGGGCACGTGCAGCCGCTGCGGCAGTCATCTGCAGCCGGGAGGACTCAACCTTGTTGTTCACCTCGCTCTTCGCTATCCCATGCCACTTCAATAACCATGCGTTCGCATAGCGAAGAGCGCCAGCCTCCGTCGCCATGCGGCGTTGCACAGTAGGCCCTTCACTGTAGGCGCGCGTCCGTATGAGGACAGTTCCATCCTCCTGAGCGTGGATTCGAATTACCGGTATGCCCTGGTAGATCAAATCCAGCCGGTCCTCCCACCGCTTCCAGTGCATAGCTGGGTCAGGGGAAACCGGCACTCGGTCATCCTCGGCGCTCATGCTGCCAGCCGATGCTCGTAAAACGGATGTCGCTTGTCGTCGAAGATCGCCTGCAGCGCCTGGAGGTTGGCCGGATCCGGATTGAGCCACGCGTCGACGTGCTCGGGCTTTATGTTGATGATGGTCCGGTCGTGCCCCACCGCTGCCACCTCGGGCTCAGGCTCATCGGTGATGGCCGCGAAGCTCAGCAGGTCCGGCTGCTCGCCGGCGGGATCTGTCCAGCGGGACCACAGGCAGGCCACCAGCATGGGCTCGCGGTCGCTGGGCTGGAACTGCACCACACGGTTCTTGCCGTCGGGCCCCTCCACGTTTTCGTAGAAGCGGCCGACCACCACCAGGCCATGGGTGTAGCCGAACTGCTCGCGCCAGAAGCCCTGCAGGTTGTCCCGGCGGGCGTTGTAAGTGCCGGGATACTTTGTGTCGTAGATCGGGGGCTTGCCAGCGGGGCGGCACTGGTAGCGCATCGGCTTGATGACGCGCTGGCCGCCCTCGGAGATGATCACCGGTGCGTAGTAGCCCGGGAAGATGCGGTAATCCCGCGCCTTGGGCTCGGTCCGCTGCAGGTCCGCGATGCGGCCCTTGATCTGCTCGATCTTGGTGGTGGCGATGCGCTGGTCTGTCGCCGCCTTCTTGGTTGGCTTGCCGCTGGCCAGCACCCGCTCGGCGTCCGCCAAGCGCCGAGCCTGCTTGAACAGCTCCTGCTCCAAGGCCTGCATGTCCTCGGCGTCCCACACCGCCAGCTCTGCGGCGATCGCAGCCACGCCACCCTCCGCGCCTGCGCGGAATGCATCATCCATCGCCTTCGGGGTCCTGGGCCGCTTCTCCTCCTCTCCCTGCCTCAGCCACAGCTTCGAGAACTCCTCGATCGACATGATCGCGCCGAAGTTGCGCACCAGCTTCCGGTAATCGGCCTGGATCTCAGCGGAGTAGCACATGGCGGACCCTCAACAGTCGCGGTCGCCGTTCTCCAAGCCATGCCAGGCCAGGATCTCGTCAAGCCGCCGGGAGACGAATTGGGCATCGTCACCCGTGATGGCGCCGTCCTCAATGACGTCCGCCATGCCGGCGAAGGCCTGCCAGAAGTGGCAACGGTCGGGGCTGCTCTTCAACAGCGCCGGCACCGCAGCGTCGAGGTTTTCCAAATGCGTCTTGAGTTCGGGTCTGTCCATCCGGCCAGTATCGGCTGACCCGTCTCACTGCTTGAGACGCAGCCGCGTAGACTCCGATCCATGGACGCCAGCCCCAGTCTCTTCGAACAACTGCAGCAGCGGCTGGCGTGCGCCTCCGAACCGCTGGAAGTGCTCAATCAGTTCGAAGCGGAGCTGCTGTATGCGTTCCCAGGCGAGGCGGCCGCTGTCATTGAGTTGGTTGCTTCCTGGGGTCATCGCCTCGGCGTTCTGACGCGCGAGGACATTGAGGGCTTCGTGTAGGAGCCGGGCCGGCGCTGCTCGGGCGCCATGCGGGTGAGCGGCCTATGGCCCCGCATCCGGCAAGGGTAGATTGGCACCGATATGGGGTTTCACATATCGGGCGGTGCCGCACAAGCGGGTCGGATTTTTCCTCATCCGCAGCTGTGCACCGGGCCTGCAAATGAACGTTTTTTCCGAAGCGCTCGCCAAGCATCTTGGCCTTGCACCGAGATGACCTCGGGCCGCCGGCGACAACCGGCGCAGCTGATCCGGAGAAAGTGATGCATCCATTCCTAGCCACTGCCACCATGGCGCTGCTTGGCGCCGCCTTGCCCTTTGCCGCTGAACCTCCACCGGTGAAGTTCGGCCAGGCAACCCAACTGCATCAGGAGACGTCCGCCGCGGGCGAAGGCCTGGATGCCTTCGTCACTCGGATAGCGCCGCGCGCCCGCGCAGCCTCGGTGAGCAGCCGGTCTGTCGTGTGCGGCGAGATCCTGGGCGCCGGGCCTTACACGCTGACGCTCAAGACAGACGGGCGGCAGGATTGGTGCGAGGTCCCGAAGACATCAGCGCCATACGTCCTGGTCAACGGCATCGCCAAAAATGCGCGTGAAGACCACATCCCAGCTATCTACGCGCGCCGCCCCGGCTACCTGATCACGCCGTGGCGCATCAAGTTTCAGGACCGCACCGGCGTGCGGCGCGTGCCCGATGCGCCAACTCACTGATTGCAGATGTTGAGCAGCGATTTACCTGCATAGATCCGTCAACATCGGATTCCGCGGGCAATCACAGCCGCATGCACTGATCGCGCGGCTGAGACCTTACCCGCCTACTCTCGCCGGGCACGGCTGAAAAAATAGCCTGCTGCCAGCAAGGCAGCCAGGCCCACGTACAGTCCGATCCGACCATTGGCTTGGCGAGCCTCAAGCGCGCCTTGCGGGGTCACGACTGCTTTCCCATTCAGATCAAGTCCCCAAAGCTCTGGATCTGCCTGGTCGCCGCTGTAGGTCACGCGTACCTGATCCCCCTTCTTCATCTCATTCCACAGCGCATCGATGTTCGGTAGCACACTGGGATATTCGAACTGCCCCGCATCAGACTTCAGCGTGAAGCGCACGCTTTGAAGGCGCATTTTCCGTTGAGTCGCTTCTGCATCGGCCACGATGCCTCGCGATTCCTTCAGGTCACTGGGAATGTTCGAAGGCTGGCCAAAATACGAAATAGCACTGCCAATAGTGATTGCGAAGCAGAGTGCGGCGATGATCATGAAGCGCGTTTTGTGCGATTGCATCTCGATATCCGAGTCAAGAAAGCGCCGCGATCCTGCGGCGGCGCGCATTTTTCCCTGATCGGCTTGGATCGTCAATCGACCATTGGTCACACTTCACGCCTGTATGCTGAGGCCGCGGCGCCAGCCGCAGCGCATCACTCAAGCTGCCGACCGTTCCGCGTTGGCCAGACTGGCAGCGATCGCATTGTCCGTTGCCGCCTTGATCAGCGCCTGGAGCTTCCAGCCAGCCAGCTCCTGCGTTTCCTCCGCTCCGGGATAGCGGATGGCATAGATCGGGGCAATCAGCTCAGCGATCGGCGCCGCCAGCACGCCGAGGGCCGCGCCGCGGTCCTCGACCTGGAACGTGACGGTGCCGGTGTCGTTGATCGGGTTCCAGATGATCGTGATCTGCCGAGCGATGGGATCTGCCTCAGGGTCCGGCGAGGCGACGTTCGCATCGTATGCGGCTCGTGTGGCCGCCTTGATGCCCAGCAGCAGATGCACGCCGGGCTCGGTGACTGTCTCGCCAGGGACCTTGATGGGTTGCCCGGTGGTCGGGTCGGCTTCGGTAATCGCTGGCGCCGTGATCTCGTAGCTGCGACCGATCAGGTCGCTGATCCGCACGGTGAGCACGCGCAGGAAGAACCGCTCCAGCGTCTGCATCCAGCCATCCGTATGCGGCTTGGTGGTCATCTGCTCGAGGTGGAATTCGACCGGCCCGTCATTGGTGGCCGGGTCCCACCGGATCTCGATGCGCGGCGACACGATCTTGGTCTGCGTGCCGAAGGTAGGGTTTTCGCTGATGAGCATGTCAGTAGCCTGTAACGTCGAGGATAGGAGCGCGCACCCACGCCTGGCCGTAGTTGCCAGGTGGTGGCTGAGGATTGTTGTTGGTGCCAGTGTTGATTGCTTGCGCCGTCTCGATCACCGCGATGGACGCGACATTGCCGTTGATATTGACGACGCCCTTGCGCCACAGCAGCTGCATCTGCCATTGCGGGCCGCCACCGACCAGGCCGCCGATGGCCAGCATGATGTTGCCGGTGGAGCCGGCGAGCGCGGCGTAGGTCCGACCTGCAGGCAAGGTGATAGAGCCGCCCTGGTTGGCATTGCCCTGGAGCAACGCCCGCACCTTCATGTACTTCAGCGTGGCGTCGAAGTGCACCTGGTCCGTATCGGGATTGGTGATCACCAGATAGTCCCGACGACCGAAGTTTGGCTCGTCGAAGACGTAGGCGGTAAAGCTGCCGCTGGTGGTAAAGCCGGTGAACGTGAAGGTATTGCCGCTCTGGGTGCGCGTGGCGAGCGCGGCATTGCTCTCACCCAGGAACGCCAGGGCCGGATTGGTGCCGGCGACAGTCAAGCTCCAGTTTTTGAGCACGCCGCTGCCGGTTGGCGTGATCGTCTGCTTTGACGCCAGCGCCAAGTTCTTCCAAGTCTCAGAGATGACAACGCGATTTGGGCCGGCCTCAAAAATTGCATAGGCCATCAAAACCTCCCATAGAACAGGGTGCCGCCGGCTCTTCCGCCAAAGCTTGCCGCCGGCGATGACCAACTGATCGTGTTGCCGTCGTCACTGAAGTACGGCAGCAGGCTGTTGCCTGCCCCAGTGTCAGCCACAAACCAGTAGTACAGCTGGTTGGCGCTGCCGGTCACCGGCACCGGCACAGACCCGTTGCTGCCGCTGGCGATTGCGATCGCCCCCATGTGCTGCGTCAGCAGGTCCGAGTCAGGCTGATCGGTCACCTGCAGCAACACGACGCCGGTGTCGGCGTCGTTGATGATCAGGACGTTGGTCATGTCACTCCGTACCCGAGGGCAACCACACGACGGCCGTTGGGCGCATAGGCGTAAAACTTGCCACCCACGAACTCGTTGCGGCCGCCGCCAGGTGTCGCACCGATGATCTCGACCACGTCGGCCGAAAAGGTGATCTTGCCGATGAAGCCGTTGTTCACCGAGTTCATGCCGATAACCTTCTTGTTGACATCCAAAGCCCACGTATAGGTGGCCTCGTAGCTGGCCACTCCGTTTTCCACGCTGGTGACGCGCACCCCCAGCGATTGAGTTGCACTCGCCTGCAACCACTCGGCGGCTTCGTCACTCCACAGCGTCGGCGTCAGTCCACTTTCCAGCTTGCCGCGGCGGAAGCTTGCGGGCGCATCCGTGCCCTCGACGACCAGCGCTACACGCAGAGCCGTGGCATTCGACGGGCTGTTCACGACCACAGAGATCCGATTCCACCCCCCCGCGCTCGCAGGAAGCAGAGTCGTCGCGCCACCAATCACCCCCGACGAATTGATCGCACTGAGCGCGATGCGGACGTTGCCAGCCGCCGAGTTCCTGAAAGCATCGAATGCGAGTACCCAAGGGCCGGGGCCGGCTGGGATGTCCTGATAGGCAGCATCACCACCAGATGTGGCCGCCATGGCGATGAAGTCGCCAAACGCTGCGTCGTGATAGACCGTGCTCGATGCGGGCGTCACCCAATTGCCTTTGCCCGTCGCGAACGTGGGGTTCTTCAGCATGTTTGGGTTCGGGTTGATCCGCGCCTGCACACTGGTGATTGCCGTGCTGTTGCTCGTGGTCTGATTCCCGATCTGCGTCACCTGGGTCTGGATCGCCTGCACCGTCGTGGCGTCGGCCTTGCCGGTCAGCGCCGATTGCACGGTGCCGATCAGCTGCGACAGCGAAGACACGTTGTTCTCGGCCTGCGTCAGGCGCGTGTTCATCGCCTGCACCGCCGACGAGTCTGCCTTGCCGGCGAGACTGGAACGCACCCCACTCACGTCCTGCGCAACGACCTGCAGCTCCTGCTCGATCTGCTGCACATCGGTGGTGACCTGCTGCATCGCCACGCCGATCGCGCCCACGGCCTCAGCCAGGCTGGCGTACTGCCCGATGGACGTCCAGTAGGCCGTATTGGTGATGGCGGTGCCCACGGGCACGTCCTGCTTGGCCACGTACAGGCCGCCAGCGTGCTTGACGATCGAGCCGGCCGGCCACGCCTGGTCTACCCATTCCTGCGCATCGACCAGCGCCTGAAGGTTGGCCAGATTCTGGGCCTGCTGCTGCAGCTGGTTCGCCAACTCCTGATCGCGCGCCACCGCTTCCAGGAAGCCCTGGCGGATTTCCTCGGTCGTCTTGTCGATCGCCTGCTGCATCTCCTCCTGCAGCTCGCCCAGGTTCTTGCCGAGCGACTTGGTGACGTACTTGGCCGCCACCGACAGCGTGCCGTTGGTGTTGCGCGCGCGGATGGCGAACGTCCACTTGCCCGATGCCGGGATGGGCGAGTCGAATGCACCGGTGTGGTAGCCGCTGTCGCCGACCGGCGTCATGGCATCCCACGCTGGCATCGGCGCGCCCTGCTCCGGGGCCTGGGCGTAGCGGATCTCCGCGCCGGCCAGGTTGGCCGACTGGATGGTGTCGTTCCAGAAGCCCCAGCTGTAGCGCCGGATGCCGCCGGAGATCTCCTCCACGTCGAAGATGTCGTAGTTCACCGGCGGCGCGTCGGCGCCGATGGTCGTGTAGATCAGCGAGGCACCGACACCCATCTGCCCATCCGGGCCGAACGGGCGCACGTTGAGCGTGTAGGTGCCGGCGCGCGGAATGCGCCACCGCGCGGTGCGGGTGCGCGTCTGTGCCACTTCCTGCAGCTCACCGATGCCGTCCGACGCCGAGGCGTACACCACCGCGTGATCGAACGGCCCGCTGATATCGAAGGTGGCCACCAGGTCCGTAGCGGTGACGTCGCCGGTCGTGATCTGGTCCTCGCCGATAACCAGGTTGCTGACGATCGGGCGCGTGGCCAGCGATGAGCCGCTCTCTGGCGGCTGGTACACGCCGGTCTTGACGTAGGTCCAGAACTCCGGCGACTCCGGCACCACGCTGATACTGGCGCCCTTCAGATCGCTCTCCGGCTCGATCGCCACCACGCGCACGCGCAGGCCTGGCGTGGCTTTGAAGTCGTAGATCCACACCGTGTCGTGCGCCGGGTTGTCCTGCCAACCACCCTGCACCGTCGAATCCGCATAAGCCTCGCCAGGCAGCGGCGCGTCATCCGGCCATTCCTCAACGAGCTGGATGGTGTCGGTTGCCTCGGTGAAGCTGCGCACACGGAACGTGCGGTAGACCGCCTCGCCCGGGATGCGTAGGCCGATAAAGGCACTGCGCGCATCTGGCGGTGGCACTGGCTCGTCCAGCGTCAGCGTCACCGTGCCCAGCAGTGGGCTGCGCTCGGCAGCCACAATGCGTCCGCCGAAGCCCCACTGCGTGAGGTCGTGCGAGATCGACAGCATCGACATGCGGCGATAGGACAGGTACTGCAGGTCCTGGGCAAAGCCGATGTCCTTGTACTGGTAGAGGCTCTGGGCCAGGTGGTAGCGCGCCAACTCGGCCGCGTGCGCCTCGCCGGTGATGCCCTCACCGGTCAGCCGCGCCGGGTTGAGCATGGTCTCCACCCCCGGCGCAGGCACGCGCAGGGTTTCGACCTTGTTGGTGCTGCTGTCGAAATAGCTGTACTCAATGCCGTCCGCAGCGCTGGCCAGCGTGTAGTCCACGCTGAAGCTGCCCTTCTTCATCTCGGCCATGTTGACCACGCCCGAGAGCGGCTGCTCATCGGCGGCCCACACCACCGACAGACGGCCCCCGGCCCAGGTGGTCTGCCCCATGCCGGCCAGAGCGATCGCCTGCAGCACCTCTTCGTGACTGCGCTCTTCCGTCAGCCAGTAGTCGTAGGTGTAGCCATTCGCCTCGCAGTGCGACATGAATCCTTGCAACGACTCGATGTCGATCTCTTCGTCGCTCTTGCCCATGCCGGCGATGAGCCTGCCGTCCTTGTCGTAATAGCCGCGGGCGTACTTGAGGATGTGGGCGCCGTTGTTGCTGGTTTCCTCCGTGACCCACGCGCCGTTGCGCCACACCGGGATCGGCGCGGCGACATGCTCGGCGCGCAGCTCGTCGGGCTGGCCGTTGAGCTGCCCGGTAGCCTTCATGATGATGCCGGTGCGCGAGATGCCGGCATACGTTGCGGTGTCGGCCTGCACGCTGCCCATCGTCGACCACTGGAAGTCGTTGCGCTGGGTGTTGTCGCCCTCGTAGTTGCCCAGGCCGAGGATGCGCACGCGCACGTCATACTGGCCTTTCGGTACGTCCGCCGACAGTGTCGCGCGCTTGCTGACGTCCAACTTGTCGCCGGTGTAGGTCTGCGTGGCGAGCGTCTGCCAGATGCCGGTGCCCGCCGGCGCGTACTGCACCTGTACCGTCTCGGAGACGTTGTAGGCTTTGCCCGAAGTGCCCAGCCCACCCAGCACATATTCCAGGTTGATGAGGATGCGCACCGTGTCGGTGCTGGTAGTGCGGGTCACGAAGTCGGCGGTATCCGGCAGCTCACCGCCGTCGACGGTGTCGACGTTGCTGTAGAGCGGAATCGTCTGCTCCGGCATCTGGCTGTAGCCGGCGTGGAAGACGCTCACGCCTTCATAGCTCGACAGCGACGTATCCCCATTGGAGAACGCGCCAACGCGGCCAACACCGATGCCCGGGGTGAGCACCATGCCGATGTACTGCTCGTTGCCCTCGTACCACGAGTAGGTGTTGCTGGCGATGTCCGGCGCGATACGCATGCGGCCGAACAGCAACCCCAGCGGTTCGTATGGACGCGAGCGGTTCCGCGCTGAGCCAAGACTGAAGACCGTACCTGCGGTGCTCTCCGAAGGCTTTTCAACCTTCGGCCCGAGCACCTTGTTGATCACGATCGAACCTGCGACGAAGACCGCGGATGCGAACACTGCGCCGGCGACGCCACCGCCGAATGCACCCGCCGCCGCGCCCGCACCCCAGCCAGCAGCCGAGCCGATGCCGAAGGTGAAGTAGGTCAGCGCGATCATCGCCACGATGTACAGGGCATTTCTGCCGACCGCGCCGCGCACCTCAATGACCTGGCCATCCTTGGGATAGACGTACGGCCACAGGTGGCGCGGCACGACCCGGCCACCGATGGACACCGTCCACTCGCCCTGGTCCAGATCGATCACATGCCGGTGCAGGAATTCGCACAGTCGCTCGCCCGGCTGCAGGTCCATCGCAATGTGGCGCTGCCCGTCCAGCGTGACCGGGTGCGGTGTCAGCACCAGCTGGCCGTCACTCGCATGCGTGGTCATCAGACCCATGTGTAATACCCCTCGATCCGTGCGCCGTAGTCCGGCAGCTCTCGCACGCGGTGCAGCCAGCTGCTGCCGAGCGCGCTGGTTGTGTGGAGCACCCAGCCCTCGTGGGCCAGGTGGAAGAAGACACCGACGTGTCCGGGCCGGCTCTGCCCCTTGTCGAACATCAGCACCAGGTCGCCATCGACCGGTGCGGTCGTCGGCACCGCGTAGGCACGCGAGAGCTCGCCCAGCGCCACCTGCCCAGCAGCGCCGCGCGGTCGCCGCGCCGGCATCTGCACATTGCGGCCGAACAGCTCCCGCTGCACCTGCACCACTAGGTCGGCGCAGTCGTAGGTCTCGGCGTCATACGGGATGTTGAGGAACCGCTCAGCCTCACTCGCCCGCATCAAAAGATCCCCGGCAGCGTGAACGGGTTGGCGCGCAGCTTCACCGCCTGCTGGCGCATGAAAAAGTCCACGCCAATCTGCGCGGTGATGATCGGGCCCGCTGCTCGCACCTGTATCAGCGGCAGATAAAACCGCCGGGCGATCACATTGGGCTGGGCACGGTCGGTAATTAGATAGCGGCACATCACCATCTCGTTCGGCTGCACGCGCTCAAGGTCATCGGTGATGCCGCGCCCGACGTTGTCCACTTCCAGCTGTGCTCGCGGCGTCTCGCCCGCAGAGTCCGCCGGCGGAGTGAAGCGAAAGGGATACCCGAAGTACGTGTTGCCGTTACTGACCCAGTCGCGCGTATCGTTGGCGATGCGCAAGACGGCGCCAAATGAGGGCGCGGTCATCTCCAGCAACTCCAGCGGCGCGGTCGTGTTGTCGTCAGTGACACGCTGGCGGCGTTCGAGAAACGTGCTCATCGCAGGTACTCCACGGTGACATCGCACTGCCACGGCCGATCGGCGCCCTCCACCGGTCGTAGCTCGCCGATGTCACCGCCTTCGAAACGCACCTGCAGTGGGGCGCCGCTCAGCGGATGCACGAAGTCAAACCAACCGATTCGGCGGATCACGTCGAAGTACCAATCCTCAAATGCCATGGCATCCGCGGGGGTGGCAAAGTCCAGCGTCATCGCAAGTTTCATCAACACGCCGTCATTGGTGACGCGCTGCTTGGGAATGCCGCGCTCCATCTCGGTTCGCAAAACGGCCGGATCGAAGGAGCGGCGCACGGTGTCGTACAGAATGCCGGCATACGGTGGAAAGACAGCCATCAGCGACGCTTCCTCGTGTCAAACCGGCTTTCGATCGCAGTTGCCATCCGCCCGCCAGCAGCGATGTTTTCGGCCCCGATATCCACAATCATCTTTTTCAGCTCGCTGCCATCTGCACCCCGGCTTCGCTCCTCACGCTGCTGCACCTGCTGACCGGTGTAATTGTTGATCTCAACGCTCATGTCTCCAGCGCGCATCGACGGCAGCGTCGCGCTGGCGCCAACCAGCCCACCGCTGGCATAACCCCGCCCGCTGCGGATCGTGCTGAGCAAGGAAAGAAATGCGCCTGGGCCGCCGATCGAGGCAATATCCCGCTGGCTCAGCACGCCTTCGCCCTTGTGCACAATGCCCGCCGGTGTGAACTTGCCTCCCGGCCCGGTGTAACCACCGGTGTCCCAGCCGCGGACGAATTGGTTGATGTTGCTACCGAAATTACCCATGGCGCCCGACGCCGCACCCGCCGATGCGCCGCCGCTAAGTTGTCCAAATAACCCACCAAGTGCTCCGGTAATAGCCTGCTTTGCAGCTATGCGGGCAATATCGGCCAAGATCGAATCCACGAGTTCGCTAAAGCTCACTTTCCCAGTAGTGGCGAACTTAACGAAGGCATCCTCCAAACCTCCAAGTGTTGAATCAAGCGCGGATTTCACCTGCCCAGCAGCATCGCGCGCTTCGTCAACATAATTGGCCCATGCTGCTGATACCCCATTGCTCCAATCGCCCTGTGCCTCCGCCATACGGTCGTATCCATCGCGGATGACCTGCACGCGCCGCTCGGTTGCATCTCGCACTGCCTGTTCTTCCGCCGCGGCTGTTGCCTCGTCAATACGGCCGGCGTTCTTCTGCAGAGCCAGCTCGTTGAGACGCTGCGCCTGTTCCTTGTAGACCCCGTTGAGGCGCTGCTGGATCTCGAACTCACGATCGCCCGAGCCGACGCGGGCAACCATCGCATCCATATCCTCTTGCAGCGCATCCGTGCTGGCGTTAAGCGCCGCCTTGTAGGAGGCCAACGCGTCCTCGCGCTGCTTCTTCAGCTTGCTCTCTTCGGTAGACAACACCTCAAGGGCCGCGGCGCCCTCGGTGCGGACCTTGGCCAGCTGCGCCTCCAACTCGCCAACCTGCTTGTTGACGTCGATCGATTGCTTGCCGCTTACGTTGCGGCTGTTGAGGTAATCGATCTGCTTCTGCAGCGACTGCGCCTCGGCGGCAGTGCCCCGCTCGGACAGCTCCCGCATGCGCTGGTAGTAGGTTTCGGCCGAGACTTCACGCGCCTGGTACTGCGCCTGCAGCACCTTGGTGCTGGTCGTGATCTGCGCCTGCTCGGCGGTGAATGAGTCCTTGATATTCTGCAGGCCTGCGGAGCGGCCGGCGGTGGCCAGACTTGCAGCGCCCCTGGCCCCCTCCGCTGCCTCTGCAGTGCGCAGCGCCTGCTCCCGCTGGGCGAGTAACTTAGCGTCGGTCACGCCTTCCTTGGCGGCGTCCTGTCGCATCTGCTTGATGCGGCCTTCAAGGTCGAGGGTGGTACCCAGAAGCCGATTGGTTTCCGCCTGGAATTTGGTGCGCGCTTCCTCTGCCTTGATCTCTGGCTCGGAGTAGATACCGGCCATGATCACCTTCACCGGCTTCTTGTTTGCCTCCTTCTGCAGGTCGGCGATCTGCTGCTGAAACTCCGCAACCATCCTGGCTCGATCAGCAGCACTCAGCCCCTGGTAGACACCGCGGCCGCTGTTGACGCCTTCGATGTTGGACAGCAGCTGCTTGATCTTGCTGGTGGCAGTCTCCTGGCGGCCAACGCCCAGCATCGTGTCCCATGCCTCGGAGGCGGCGCCCTTCACTGCGCGCCACGCGCGCTCCATGTAGCCGAGATTCTCCTGCACATCGCCCGCCCGATCCTTGAGCGTGTCGGAGTAGATCTTGAAGGCCGATGCGACCGCCTGGACCTGGTTGCCCTGCTCGATCAGCGTCTTGATGTTGTCCAGCTGCGTCTGGTCGAGGAAGTGCATCGTCTCGTTGAGCTCGAGCAACGCGGCAACCGGATCCGCCTTGATCTTGGCGAATTCGGCGACGGTCTCCTCCACCGCCTTGCCGGTACCTGCACGCATTGTCTCGGCAGCGATGGCCACCGTCTCTAGCTGCTCCGCCGTAAATTTGCCGGTCGCCGCCACCTGCGTCAGCGCAGCGGCAGCACTGGAGGTCGTCACACCCGCGATGCCGTCCATCTGCGCGGCCACTTCCGCCAAGCGCTCAGCGGTCTGCCCGGACTGGTTTCCGGTGAGAATCAGCGCCCGCTGGTAGGCTGTCGCCTCATCGCTGCCCTGTTTCCATGCGAAAGCCACTGCTGCAACTGCAGCCGCAGTGATCGTGAGCGGATTGACCATCCCGACCAGCGCCGAGGAAACGCCGGACAGCGCGGGCCCGATCCCGCCGAAGCTGTCCTTGATCTGCCCGCCCTGCTGCACGAGGACGGTGAAGAAGGGCATGCCGCCTTGCAGGCTCGTGAAGATGTCAGTGAACTGTGCTGGCAGCTGCCTCATGGCCGCCGCCGTCTGGCCAGCCGAGACGCCCAGCTGCGAGACGGGGTTGTTCGCCGGCAAAGGCTGGCCGGCCTGCTTGCGCACGTCAGCCAGTTGCCCGCGCAGCACCGCCATGCCCTGCTTGATGTCATTGAGGTCCGCACTGATGCGAACCCGCAGATTTGCAGATTGGTCAGCCATTTAGGGTGTCAGGTCTTTGAGGTATTTCGAGAAGGCGGCGGGCTCCATGCCCATCGCCATACGCACGGCGTGGGCCGTGGATGCTTCGCGCTGCCGCAGCTGTTCGCGGTCATCGCGCACCGCCGCCGCAGCGAACGCCCTGGCCTGCACCAGGGTGTACGTCAGGACGTCTCGCCGCTGGTGTCCGCGGGCGATGAGGAAGTGGAAGAGATCGGCCCATCCTGTCGCGCCTGCGTCGCCACCGTTGCGGGAATGGCTTTTCCGGCCATCTGCATCAGGCTCGGCAGGCGCTGGCCGAAAAAATCCTCGTTGAGCTCCACAACCGCCTCGACCAGCGCGGCGGCGTCTGCCAACGAGGCACCAGCAACCCATGCTTCCGGCTTGCCGACCGCGATGGCGCCGCCCTTTGCGAATGCATCAGCATCCTGCTCGAGCACGTCCATCATCAGCGCGGACACCTCAATGGTGGCCCCGGCGCCGGCCAGGCTTGCAGCGATGATCACGCGGCCGATGATCGGCCGGGTTGCTTTGATGAAGGGACCGATCTGCGCCAGTGTCAGCGGCGTCACTTCCAGCTGCTCGCCACGAAAGGTGATCACGCGGCTGGGCGGCGTGATCACGTCGATGTCGTCAGCGCTCATTCCTGGATGTCCACGGTGAAGTACTGCGACAGGCCTGCACCTTTGCTGGTGTCAGCCAACAGAGCGCCAGTCACCTCGCCGGAGCCGTACTCTTCGCCGATCAGACCCAGCTGCGCCATCACCCCGCCACTGACCTTGTGCGCATGCACACGCACTTCCTTGCCGCTGCGTGCCTCGTTGAGGCCCAGGAACAGCACCTCGTACTGCTTCTGGCTGGTGGTCAATGCTTCCACGCGCTTGGCCGCGCCATGCGAGTAGGCAATGGTCAGGTTGGCAGCACCGTTAACGGGGGCCGGGATGTCGCTATCCGCCGGAATGAAGAGCCCGCCGTCGCGAAGTTCGTAGTCGGCGCCGGCGTCGTACGTGGTCGTGCCGGCGGGGTTCTTCACCGAGGTGATGGCAGTCGCACGGCGTGCCAGGGGAATGAAGCCGCCCGGATATGCCACCACCGGCTCGGCGACCACGTTGCCAGCAGCAACAGTGGTCACCGTGCCGCGCAGCGCCCGGGCGAAGTTGGCCGGTGCGAAATCGTGGAAGGTGTAGGCCATCTGCACCTCGGTCACACGGTCGACGCGGTTGCGCGTGCCGCCACCCGGCTTGGTGTGATCGGCCAGGGTGATGGTGTTCGTCTGCGGGCTGAAGTTCAGCGCGCTGACGTTGCCGACCTCCTCGAAGGGCGCGGCCGCGCCAAACTCGCGAATGAGCACCTTGCCGCTGCCCAGGTAGCTGTAGTCGTCCATCGTGTATTGCCTCTTTCGTGATGCCGCTTGGGCGGCGGGTTACTTGGGGATGTGGGATTGATAGGACACGACGGCACCCACCCAGCCGGCACCGGCATCGGGCTTCACGGGTTCCATCGATAGGTACTGCGGGAACTCGATGCCGACGGGGTATTTCCCCTGCTGATCCGACATCGCCTCTTCTACATCCGAGATGGCGGCGTCCAGCGCGGCCTGTGCTTCATCCAGCGCGGCGGGTACCTTGACCACCACGACCACCGTCGTCAGCCGATGCGTACGCACCAGCGCAGCCTGGCTCGCTCGCTGCTGCTTGGTCACAAGCACCGTCAGCACGGCGGCCGCGTCAGCATCGACCTGGCCCGGCTCGAGAGTGAAGGCAAGCCCGACGTCGGTCGAAAATCCGTTCGCTTTGGTGATGCGCTGCACGCATGCGGCGATGGCGGCGCGCAGCTGCTGCCTCGGGCTAGCCATTGGCGACCACCCACCGGCTGATCGACTCGTCCTGCCGGATCCGCTGGTCGAGCACGAACACCTCACCGTCCAGTGTCAGGCGTGCAAATCGAACCGGATCCACCTCTGACCGCTGGAAAGTGACGAGCGTCTGTGGCGCGCTCACCGGCGCTTCGTCGTCGCCGAAGTCGGCGACATCGCGATCGATAGTCACCGTGCACGGCAGCTGGGCGCCGCCAGGTGCTGTGTAGACAGCCCCGTCCGCAAGGCCAGCACCCTTGAACACGGCAAACGCTGCGGCATCGAAGCGGCGCAGAAAATCGCGCTGGCTCATCGTTGCACCTTGGTGATTGCGGTCTGGATGGCTTTCTCCAGCTCGCGGTTGAAATAGAACGGCATCAGCTTGTCCCAGGTGCGCTGGGCGAGCCCGAAAATGTCGTAGCGCGGCTTGTAGGTTGCCTGCTTGGTGAAAATGAAGATGCTCCGGACGGCGCTGCCGAACCCGGTGTTAATGCGCTCGTAGATGCCAGGTTTGAGGCGGCCTCGTTGCTTCGTAATGGCGAAGTACTGGCCCCCACGCTTTTTCCGCGATTGCCGGCGCCGCACACTGACGTTGCTTTCCCGGTTTTCGTTCTGGTAGCGGTCGCGTTGCGCCTGCAGCTGCGACAGGATCGCCGTCACCTGGCTGCCGCGCACGTTGCCGTATTGGTCTGGAGTGGCGCCGCGGCCGATCACTGCGAACTGTCCCGCCGGCATGAGCCCCTTGGCCTGCAGCAGTACTTCGATACCCTTCTTTCGACGGCTACCGCCTTCCACTTCGGCCAGCAGGTACTTCGCCGGCGGCGTGCCCTTGAAGGCCTCGTCGCGCAGGAAAATCTCGGCGAAAAGACGCTGCTTAGTCGCCTTGCGGTACATCGCCGCATTGATGGTCAGCGGCGCTGGTCTATCGAAGACACGGGGCGCGGTGCGCTTCCAAGTCTCCCGAATCTCAAATGCAGTGGCATTGCATGCCTGCACGATTGCGAAGGGCAATTGATCCCGCTCGAGAGCAGTGAACTGCCGGCCGAGCATATTGTCGGCGTCGACATTGATCTTGATCTGGCTCATGCGTCCCTCGGCGCAGCCCGGCGCGCATCACGCGCCGGGCTACTTGATCAGGCGTTGCCGCTGGCCTTCAGGCGGATCACCGCGCGCGGGCGGGTGTTGAGGTTGATCGGGTTGGACTGGCTCTCCATGTCCACACCCTTGTTCATCCGCAGCGGCTCGAGCTTGGTGTAGTACGGCAGGCCGATGCCCTTGACCGTCTCCATGTAGTCCGCCGGCGCGAACCGGGTGATGAACATGTCGGGCACACCGAGCGGGAACGCCAGCGCTTCGCCGGCCGGAATGAACGGCTGATTGCCCAGACCGCCGACCATCTCCTCATAGACCACGCCGCCCAGTTCGAAGCCCGCGCGGACGTCGTTACGCAGCGCGGCGCCGTCCTGCCAGCGCGCGTAGGCTTCACGTACGTCCTTGTGTTCGATCAGCGCATCGAAGAACTCCGGGCTGCACAGAACACGCACGCCGGTATAGGGCACGCCTCCCAGTTCGAGCTCGATAGCGCGCTTGACCGCCAGCGACTTGCTGCGCACCTTGGTGGCGTCGGTTCCGAGGCCGAACGGGATGGTGATCTGGTCGACGCCGAACTCGTCGTACATGTCCCAGATCACCGAACCATCGGCATCCAGCACCTGGCCGCGGATCGCGCCGATGCGGTGGTACTCGATGGTGTAGTCGACGTCGCGGCGGTGAATGACCTGCAGCGCGTTGATGACCGCCGCAACACTCTCGCCCGCGGGATCATCGTCACGCACCACATTCAGCAGCTCGTCGGCCATGACGGTCGACCGCTGCGGAAGATGCGCGGTCTCGAATATCCGGACGTTGCCACGGGTGAGTGCCTTGGGCTGAGCCGGCGCGCCGCGCGGAACGTTCGGCACCAGCACCAGCTTTGCGCCGTTGATGCCGACCTTGACGATGTTGGTGCCGACCAGACCCGCTTCGGTGAACAGGCCGAGCTGCGCGATACGCGTGCGCGTCGCCGGCAGGTTGTTGACATAGGCGTTCAGAGCGCCGGGGCTCAGCACACCAAGTGCCAGGAGGGTTTGCAGATCCATGATTGGTTTCCTTGAGGCAAATAGAAAGCCCCGCATGAGCGGGGCTGGAGTGGTGCCGAATGTGGGTTGATCAGGCCGCGGCGGTGATCACGATCTCGTCGCTGACGTCGGAAGTCAGCCCGGCCGATGCAGCGGTCAGAGTGAACGTGCCGGCTACGCTGAAGGACACGGTCGGCCAGGTCACCACCCCGTCGACTGCGGCCTTGGCGCCACCACCGGTGAGCGCCCCGCCGCCGGCGGTCTTGGTCAAGGTGACCGATGCCGCGCTGCCGTTGACCAATGCACCGAACACATCCTTGATGTGCGCGACCACCGGCCCGATGGGCGCGCCAGTCGCACCGCCGACGGGCACCTGGACGAACTCGATGTGGTGCGCGGCACCCGACTTGATCGGGACGAAAGTCCAGCGGACCGAAATGCCGGCCTGCTCCAGGCTCTGCACGGCCAGCAGCTTTTCATCGGCAGTGGTGTCGCTGGCCCAGCTCAACAGCTCGCCGTGCACCTCCGCGTCGCGGGCAATCGCCGTGGCCTTGACGGCCTCGGTCGACGCGTCGACCGCGCCATACAGGACCTTGACCGCGTCGGCGCCGTCGGCGGCCTTCGTGTTGTCGGCCTTGAGCAGCGTGCCGGCGACCAAGTTGCCCTGGCCAGCAGGAATGACGATCAGCTCGCGGCTGCGCTGGCCGTTGCTTTCGGACAGCAGAAACTCGGCGTTACGGACGCCATTGATGTAGAGCTCCATCATCAGTTACCTCGTTTTTGGTAGATGGTTTCGGGATTGAGGGAGGCCTTCACTTCAGCCTCCCGCTTCGCGGCGTCCGACGCCGGAAGAGTGGTGACGATCTGCGCAGCGCGCCCTTCCTCGGCCTTCAGCGCCAGGAGCTGGGAGCGCACCGCGCTCAAATCGGTGTTTTTCTCGACGTAGTCCGCCGCCAGGGATTCGCCGCCGCGCATTGCAGCTGCGCAGGCATCGCGCACGCTCGACGCGTAGGCCACGGCATCCTCCGGCGTCTGGCCGGTGATCGGGCCGCGCCGGATAAGTGCCATCTGCAGATCTGCCGGCAGTGTGCTTGCGGCAATCACGCGGCTCTCGATTGCAGCCGCGCGATCTGCTGCAGTTTCATCGCTAGCGGTGGCCAAGGCCGGAAGCCGCGATTCGATCACCTGGACGCGGCCGGCAGCAACCACGGTAGCGGCTGCATCGTCGGCCTCTTCGTCATCGCCCGGCTGCGGCGGCGCCTCAGCGTCGGGAGTACCCAACTCGGCAACCATGTCGTCCCACGTGCCCAGACGCGTGGCAAAGCCGGCCGCGACGGCGGAGGTGCCTCGAAAGGTTCCTGCCTCCGTCGCGCGCACTGCCGCTTCGTCCATCCCACGGTTGCGCGCCACAGTGCTGACGAAGAGGCCGTAGAGCATGTCGATATCGGCCTGGGCGTCGGCCTGCGCTTCTTCGCTCAGCGGAAAATTTGGGTTGAAGTCGACCTTGCGTGCGCCGCCATAGATCGCCGTGACCTTGAGCCCCATCTGCGCGTTATTGGCGCTCCAGTCGTAATGGAAGCCGACCACGCCGATCGATCCGACGCCGCCGGTGCGGCTGACCCATATCTGGTCGCACGCACTGGCCAGTGCATAGGCGGCCGAGTACGCATAGTCGTCGACGAGCGCATGGATCGGCTTGACGCCACGCGATGCGTAGATGTGGTCGGCAAGGTCGAAGCAGCCGGCGGCCATGCCGCCAGGCGAATCCAGGCGCAGGACGATCGCGTCCACCTTGTCATCTGCAAGGGCCTCGTCGAACACGTCGCGCAGCGCGGCGTAGCTCACGGGGCCGCCGCCACTTGGGCCAGGCATCGGACGATTGACCAGACCGCCACTCACGTTGATCACCGCGATGACGCGCCCGACGCTCTCGGTCGGCGGCGGGCTGGCCGCCACGTTATCCACACTGGTGTCGGCACCCACTACAACGCGGTCGCAGCTCAGGAGGGTGTCATCGCTCGTCACCGCGCCTTCGAGATAGGCACCAATCAGTGCCTCGCCCATCCCCGCGTGCACCAGCAATGGCCGATTGAGTGCTGCGGTTGCGAGCGAGGCGACAACCGGGTGCTTGCTGCGGCCGAACAGCCGCGCGAGGAGGCCAGGCTTATTGCTCATCGGGGTTTCCTTCATCGGTGGCGCCATGCGGGGCGCCTGAGTTGCCGTTGTCTTCGCCGTGCGACTGCTCGGCGCCGGATGTGTTTGTGCGTCGCGGATCGCTATCGAGCACCAGCCCGAGCGCGTCGGCACGGTCGTTGCTCGCCTTGATCTCGGTATCCACCTGCTCGGGATCCTCGCCCGCGCCCAAGATCACCTTGTCGCGCGACTTGAAGCCGGCGCGCACGGCCGCCTTTTCTGCGCCCACGTCCTGCACCGGGTGGCTCCAGGGCCAGCCCTCGGGCACCCATAGCGTTTCGGTGACCTCGTCGCGCTGGTCCGCGTAGCCGGGCACGGCAAGCAGGCCGGCCAGCACAGCCTGGTCAAACCATGCGTCACGGACGCGCTGGCAGAACATCGGGATCATGTAGAGCCATTGGTCCGACTCGATGACCCTGCGGAACTCGTTGAGGATCAGACGCAGCGCGCGGTCCGAGACGTTCCGCAGATCGCCAGTGAGCACCTCGTATGGAATGTCGTGCCCTGCGGCGATAGCCATCAGGTGTCCACGCAGAAACTCCGCGTAGTCGGTGCCGGCGCCGGGAGGCGTCGAGAACTGGACCTCGTAGCCCGGTGGCAGCTCCTGCATCGTCGCCGGCTCCAGGCCAGCGAGCGGCGTGCCATCGGCATCCATGCCCGTCTGCATGTCATCCGTCATGGGCGTGGCGCCGCCAGGCTCACCCTCTTGTGCCTCGGGAACCTTGTAGAACCCTGCGAACAAGTTGGCGATGGCCTGACGCTCAAGCACAGCGTCATCGAGCCGGTCGAGATTGAACATGCGCAGCAGCACCGCGGCCGACGCGGGCACCCCGCGCAGCGCGCCGGCCCGGTTCGGACGGTAGAGGTGGATCACCTGCTCTGCGGGAACCCGCACGAGCTCGTGGCCGTTCGGCACCATCGCCTGGTCGCCCGGGTGCTCGCGATACATCCAGTACGCCACGCGGCGGCCGATCGCATCGAACTCAATGCCTTCGCGGATCACATTGCCGTTGCTGGCCACTGAGTAGTAACCGCGCGGGCACTGCTCGGATTCCACCAGCTGCACCTGCACTGGCACCGGCAACCCATCTGTCGGACGACGGAAGCGGATCCGTGCGAACACCTCGCCTGCTTCCTTCCACTCCCGCCACGCCAGTGCCTGCTGGCCGTAGAAGTCCAGCACGCCGTCGGCGTCGCTGTACTTGATCCACCGCTTCCACAGCTTGGACGTCGCGGCCTTGAACGCTTTCGTACCCCACAGTGGCTTCGCCTGGATGCCGGTGGCAATGCCGTTCGACACGCTCTTGTTGAGCGCGCTGACCGCCCACGGATCATTGCGTGCGAGGTGCCGCGCGCGCGCCAGCACCGTGGGCAAGTTGACCAGGGCAGCATTTGGCCCCTGCACCACCGGCGGCAGGAGGCGCAACCGCCTGCCCATTCCACCTGCGCGGTAGCTCCCTTCGAACTCAGCCATTGCCCGTACCGGATTGGAACAAGCGCATGGTGCGACGGCGGGGCCGCACACCAAGGCTTGCGCCGAACTCACTGCGCATCTGGGTCAGCAGGCTGCGCATCTCCTTCAGGCTGTGATAGGTCACCTGTCGATCGCCATAGCGCACGGTCAGCGTGCCGCTCGCGATTGCCGATTCCAGCGAGGTGATTTGTTCTTGCGTGAATGCCATCTCAGCGTCCCAAGTATTTGCTGCGTACAACCCGACGACGCGGAGCGCGCGGGCGCGGGGTTTCCGCCACCTCACCCACGACCACTTCCGGATTTCGATCCCACTCTGCTGCCCACGCCGGCGGGGCGTCCCAGCGGATTGCCGGGACCTTCAGCCACTGCGCGAGCGCCTCTGCGTAGACCGCCAGGTCGAACGCCTCATTGCGTCGCTTCGCCAGGTTCTCCCAGCCCTTGGCGGTGCGCGTTTCCGCGACCAGCTCTTCGAAGTAGCTTGTCGGCAGCCAGTCCGGGAAGTGATAGAAGCCGGGGCCCGGCTGCTCGCGCTTCACGTTGGCCGCGACGGTGTCTTTGAGCCTGTCGACGTTGAGCAGCAGCTGCGGCACGTCGCCGGCTGAGCCGGACTTACGGTCTTTACGCTTGCTGCTGTCCGGATAGGTCTCGCGGAACAGCGCGCCGTTACGATTCGGATCGCCCTTCACCAGGCGGACGCGCCAATGCAGGCCGCGCAGCTTGAGCGAACGCCAGAACTCCAGCGCGCGCACCGATGTTCCCGACTTGCCGCCCCAGTCGATACCCACCGCGCGGATGGGCATGCTTCTGCCGGTGTCGTCCTGTAGCTGGTATCGGCGCTGGATGACCTTGTCGACCAGGCGCTCCCAGTCTTCCAGGTACTTCGCTGGCTCTAAGCCGAGGAAGCCGCCGGCGCCATCCTCGCGCTGCGATGTGCGCAGTGCGAACCAATCGACCACCCAGCGCTCCAAGCCGCCGCCTTCGCCCGGCCCCCAACCGGTGACTTTCACCACAAAGCGGTTGGCCTGGATGTCGACGGTGGCGAGAAGGAACCTGACACCTTGCGGCACCACTCCAGCGGGCCACGTCTCTGCACGGTCCTCCATATCGCTGGGGTTCGATGTCGAACGCGCCGCCATCGGGAGGTAGTTGATCGCGCCATCGACGTTGTGCGTCGACTTGAGCGGCTTCTCCTCCCCTGTCGTGGCAAAGGTGCGCAGCGCCTGCAGGTATCGCTCCATCAGCGATTCCCAGGACTGATACACCGCAGCCACGCCACCGAGCCAGTAACTCGCGATGCGCGTGTCGATCGACTCGCCTTCAATCGAGCCATCCGGGTGAATTTCCTGCCCTTCTCCCACCCATCGGCCGGCTTCATTCATGCCAGCTTTCCATCGGTGCGACAGCCCGTCACCGCAGTGCGGGCAATGCAGCAGCGAGTACTGCCGGGCCATTTTCTGCAGATCATCGACCTGCACGCGCTCCAGCAACTCCTCAAGCGGCGGCAGTGCGAAGCCGTCGTATCCGGGCGCCGCCTGGAAGCGTTCGCCGCAGCTCGGGCACGGCCAGTACCACCGCCGGCGATCGCCACGCATGTAAAGCGCGGCGATGCCGGCGGCTGGCGGGGCGTGGTGCGGGTGTGTCGCCCTCCACGCGCCGTCTGTGTAATCGGCCGCGGGACTCGACTCTGCTACGCAAATGCCCGCCGACATAAACGTCTGCGTGCGCTTGAGCGCCAGGCCGAAAGCCTCGTCGATCGACAAGTCACCGGTGTAGTTGTCCACGTCCGTCATCAGGACGTCGTGGATGTCCTTGCCGGAAAGGATCGACACCGATGGCCAGCCGAAGCGCAGCGACATACCCGACCGAAAGAACTTCAGCAGGATGTTGTCGTCGTGCGACCTCGGGCTGAGCCTCTTGCGGAGCTCGGGGCTTGCGGCGATGCCCCGCGATATCCGGGTCTTGCTGTAGTCCTCCGCCGCGTCCTTCGACATCTGGACGATCATCGTGTCGGCCGGATTGCACGTGATCGTGTACGCCAGCCGGCCATCAATGAGGGCGATCGTCTTACCGGATCGCGCCGGCCCCACGAACACCACGGCTTCGTAGAGCCGGCTCGCGGTCAAGTCCAGCGGCTCGACCATGTAGGGCGCAACGCGCGGATCCCAGGGGCCGGCAGCACCGCTCGCGTTCGCGATGTGGAGCGACTTCGCCCCGTCGCTCACGCGCACCCGTCGCGGAGGCCTGATCATCTCAGCTACGCCGAGCCGGACCTCACGCGCGGTCGCGTATTGGCTCATCGCTGATTGCCTCATACATCGACTGTCGGACGCGGTCGCATTCCTCCTGGGCCTTGATGACCTGCTCCGGACTCAGCGACAGCTTTCGCTCCAGCACGTCCGGCAGCGTGTCGAAGAACTGGACAACTTTTTTCACCAGCTCGGCGTAATCGGCCTCTACCTCGGCCGCCGGCACCAGCATGCCGGTGGTTGTCTCGACCTTGAGCCGCTCGTTTTCAGACTGGTAGAAGGCTCGCCGCTCCATCGGCGGCAGATCACGCGGATCCAAAATTTGCTCGGATGCCGAGCCAGCGCCACCACTGACGAGTGCCGGCGCGGCATCGGCGAGCCGATAGATGTCGTTGGTGCCTCGCTTTCCAGACGGCGGCACGCCGGCTTCCCGGAGCCGCTTTGCAGCGGTACGCCGGTCCATCCCGAACTCGTCCGCCAGCCTGGCAATCGACCAACCTGGCGAGAAGTCCCGGATGTCAGCCATGTCTTACCTGATGTACAGCGCGCCCTGCCCTGAAGTGCGGGTTTTCCCCGGACATTTCTTCACTTTTGGCCTACCTGTGGTGGAGCATCCCTGGGGGCCGAAATACTGTCGCGCACCGGGGTCCGAATTCCCCCCGGTAGGACCGCCGATGCGCCAGGGTCCCCCGCCAACCTGAACGGATCAGTCCCCCATTCATATTCAGCTTCGCTGTTCAGGTTCACGCCTTCGTTCATGTTCCACGGGCGTGGAACGTGAACGCGGATGGGTCTGTTCAGGTCAGCGGCGCTCTGCGCACCCAGGGCTGCATCCTCGCTTTGGCCATCCCACTTCCCAGCGGTGAGAAACGTCCGGTCGGCCACCACTACGGCTTGGCAGGCACGGAGCTGGTCGTCGGCGTCACGCCCGATTCGAACAATTCGGCCCGCAAGCTCTTCTCGGCGCTGGGTTCCCGCATCACGTTCGCGGGTGCCGGCGGCGGCTTCGGTGAGGCGCTTGGTTTCACAGCTGGCCCAACCGTCCCGCAGCTTGAGAGCACCGTTGCGCAGGTCAGCCACAACAGCATCAGGGACGGCCTGGGCCGCTTGCCGTTCTTCTTCATGCTTGGCTCCAATGTCGGCCAGCACCTCGGCCTGTTTGTGTTCGGTGGCGCGCGCGGCCCGCTCAACTTGTAATGCCTGCTTACCAGTTGCCGCCTCACCGGTGGAGACCGCCGTCTCGGCACGGTCGCCGCGCCAGGTCCAGCCGGCACCGAACATGGCGCCCGACCACACCAGCGCGGCGATGATGGCGATCGCTATGCGGTTCATGCGGTCACCGTGTGCAACCACGGCTTGACCATCTGCCATAGCCATGGAACCAGCCAGAAGGCCACGGCGAAAATGGCGCCACCAACCAAGGCGCAGACAATAGCGAAACATCCGATCATTCCGTCGAACGAGTTCCCGTACATGCTCAAATCCTCGTGTTGCTGTAGGTGATCCAGATCCAGGCCAGCGCAGACAGCAGCACGCCGCAGAGCGCGACGATCAGCCAGCCTGGCGGATCACTCGCCGGCGGCAGGCCGCGGTCCCAGCGATCAGCCACCTGCTTTCCTCGCGTTGTTGGACCCGAAGTAGTAGCCGCCAACGATGCCGGTCAGGTTGACCAGACCGCCGACCAGCAGCAGCACGATGTCCTTATTCCCGGCCGGGATCGATATCCCCAGCATCGCGGCGAGGATGATCAGATTGGTGGCGATCACCAGCACCGCCAGGCCGCCGCGCGCCTGCGCCAACGTGTAGCGCGCGAAGGTCATGCCGGCAGGCTCGCCGCGCCCATTGCCAAGCGCATGACCAGCCTCGACACGGCCCGCTTGTCTCGCTCAGTCGCATCGCTGAAAAGCTCCCACCTGAACTCCTGGATCACTGAGCCGAACTCCAGCCAGTCGCCGCGGCGCGCCGCAGCCCACAGGTCTGTGGCGTCGCGCACCAGCTCGGCGCCGATGATGTCGGCGATCGCGATGATGTACGGCAGCGACGGGCGCATCTCCGGATGCACGGCGAGCAGTTCGAAGAAGCGGCCGCGCAAGGTCTCCTGCGCTTCCATCACGTCCTCGGTCAGCTCCATGGTGGCCACCCGCTCGCTCTGTTCACGCGTCTCGATCGCTCGGCCGTACCCCAGCCGCAGGACGTTGCGCGCGTCGCGGCGCGGGCGTGACGTGCGCCCCCAGCATTCCTGCAGCAGCACCACAGCCTCATCGAGCGACTGACGTTCGGCGGCCAGCAGGGTCGCGTCGTCAAGGTCCGGCACCATCATGCTCCGAGCGCCTTCAGCGCTTTGGCGTAACGCGCGCGGCGATCAGCGGCACCGTTCTGTCCGCCGTTTACCCGCTCGGTGATGTCGTCGAACCGCCCGGCGTCGGCCAGCGGGTTGAGGTTGCGCGTGTCCCAGAACGCCGCCGCTGCCAGCGCACCCCACTTGGGTTGCTCCAGCATCTCGGGCTGCTTCTCGAAGTCCGGCACATCCCGCACGCCCTTGGCGCGCAGCGTGTCGCGCATGCCGGCGTAGTTGGCACGTCCGGTGTTCTGAATCGGGCCGCGGCCTCTATAACGGTAGCCGTCGCCGCTCGCCTCGTCACCATTGCCCAGGCGGTTGGCATATGCCGCATTGCCCAAGGCGACCGAGTTGCGCGCCAGCTCCTTCGCTCGTGGCAGCAGCGATCGCCACCGACTGTTTAGCTTTGCGCGCTTGCACGCGTCGATCAGGTTTTCGAGGCTGTAATTCAGCCCTTCCACCACGGCCGTCAGACCGGTCGACTCGTGGCCAACTTGCGCCAGGAACGCGGCCACCCGGCGCGGCGTGCTGATGCCGTACAGGCGGCACGCTTCGCTGATCGGCTCGATCCAGCGCTCTGCAGTTCGGTCGTTGCAACCCACCGCCTGCTTCAATTGTTGGGCGGTAAGCTGCATTCGATGCTCCAGAAACGCGAAAGCCCCACCAGATGGCGGGGCTTGAGAATTTGCAGGCGGCCGTTTCCAGCCCTTCAGCGGCCGGCATCAGCCAACCCAACCTGCGTGATTGTTGAGCCGGCACGGTAGATGCGTCGCTAAGGCGCCGCCGTCACGGAGCGCCTCTTCAATGCGACTCCAGTGGGAAGCCTCACGGCTGGCCGGTTGCCTGGATTCGCACCCACTGTGACTACCGACTCGAAAGCCTGAAACGACGAAGCCCCCGAGATCTTTCGCTTCGGAGGCTTCTGTCACCAATGCACTCAATTTACTTATTTACCCCTGGGTGTCAAGCATCTTTTTTCGTCCGTCCATCTGCACTTCTCGCCACTGCTTCCCACCAGCGCCGTCAGGCCAATCTGCATGTGTGCCAGCCGCCTCCATCGCGCGCCGCAATGCGCCCTTGGCGGCATCCTGATCAGTCGGCATGTGCAGCCACGAACCATGCTGAAGGTACTCACTGAGATCGGTCGTCATACCGGCGACCGCGGCGTGCGCCGCACGCTCGCTACACGTCGGCATGGTCCAGACCTTGGCGATCCTCACCGGGCACGACTCCTGCACCTGCTTCAGCGTGGCCGGCAGATCGACGGACCGGCCAAGCCGGAACGCGCTTTTCCCGTTGGCCAGCGGCACCGCCGCCAGGTACACCCACCACCGTTTCAGCGCGCGCTTCATGCCATGAGTTCCGGCTTGGCGGCGAGCATGCCTGCGTCGATTGAGGCATCCAGCTCTTGCTCGTCCCGCCCGTGGAAGTAATGCGGCACCAGCCCAGTGATTCCATGCGGCTGCATGCGGCCATCGAGTCTGATCGTCGCTGGCGAGCCAGCGCGCACGAACTGCCACCGGCCAGCGTCGCGGTGCATTGCCTCAATCGCCGGGATGCACTGGGTCGTCAGGTCGCTGCCCACCGGCAGGCCAAGCGCATAGCCGATCCGCTGCAACGCGGCGTGGTAGACGCGCTCCTCCTCCTGCCGGCGCAATGCAGCCATGAGCATTGGCCGCATCTCCGTTTCCCATACGTGCTTGGGTGAGCCTTCGTCGGTGCCGGGAATTCGAACCCGCGCGCCGATGCCGAGCATCTCTGCCACCTCGTAGAAAGCGTCGATGTACCCGGCCTGCTCCCGGGACAGGGCGGCGATGATGGCATCTACCACCTCCGCCCACTGAGCTTCGTTTAGGTGAAGATACTTGGCCGGCGTGATACCACCGACCTTGTGATTCATTGCCGCCTGCACGGCACACGCCCTCTGCTCGATGTCGTTCATGCCTTCTGATCCAGCGCGGCCAAAAGGGCGTCGGCGTCTTCGAGAGCGTCAATGGCGACGTTCCGACTGGACGCTTCCGGGTTAGCCATGCGCATTGCCGCCATCATATGGGAGGCGATCGCCTCGCGGATCGTGGTCGTGGACGCGCACATGTTGCCGCGCGGGATCTCTTTCGCTGATTGCGTGATCATGCTGCCCCCTTGATGTCTAGGAATCCGTGTTGGTGCCACCAGCGCAACGTGCGAGCCATGCCGCGTAGGGCGTAGAACAGCCAGTCCTCGCTGCCTCGCTTGAGGCCATGCGTGGTGCCGTTGGAGTCGAATGCGCGATGGCATGCGCCGCAGCCGAAGGTGGCGCACACGTCGTCGGGCTTCTGCGCGCCGCCCACTTCGCCAGCGATGCGGATGTGGCAGAGCATGCAGCCCTGGCCGTCGCACACCCCTGCGATGTTGAGCATGCAGCGCGCGTCGTGGTGGCCGGCGCTCTTGCGTAGTGCGTTCGAGATGATCATGCGATCACCTGCAGCAGCGGCCTGAGCATGTGCGGGCGCAGGCGCCGGCCGACCAGTTCGAAGCCGGCCGCGCGCAGCGTTAAGTAGGCGCCCTGGCGCAGCGGCGCGTGGCCGGCGTTGGCGATCAGGTTGTTTGCCGTCTCCATGCGCTCGAAGTTCTTGCGGCCGCGCCCGCAGTAGTAGCCGCGCAGCACGCAGGCCATGACCACGTCCTGCCGGGCGATGCCGCCGATCACGTCTTCCACGCACTGGGCGCGGGCGTCCACCTCCAGCGGCTTGAAGCCGACGTTCGGCGGCGGCATCTCGCCGCGGTGCTCGATCAGCACCTGCAGCATGTTCTTGCTGGCCAGGCCCAGGTAGTCGAAGTCCCGATGCAGAGCGAACTCGCAGCCCCACCATTCCAGGTCGGAGCGCGTCGCCTCGGTGAAGCTGTCGAATTGCGCCATGGTCAGCCCCTCCCCTGCACCGGCTCTGCGCTTCCATCCCGCCCCAGGCACCAGACCTGGCCGTCGACGTGCACGTTCGCCCACGGCGCGCCCTGCAGCAGCAGCCAGTGCGTGGCATCGTCCAGCGACTGGAACTCGTGGCGCGCGGCGCGCGGGTCGGCTGCGTTGGTGTTCGTGTCCATCAATTCCCCCTCTTCTCTGCTGCTGCCGCGATGCGTTCGAACTTGCGGGCCTGGTACTCGTTGGCCTGGATCGCCGCGCTTTTGCTTTTACGCTCGCGCTCGCCAATGGCCGGCTTGCGGTGAATGCCGTCGAGCCGCGCACGGATCTGACTGGCTTGGCTGCGCGCCCAGGCCGAGCGCTTGACCGGCGTGGTCATGCCTGGCTGTTCCCGGCACGGCCGAAAGCGGCGCGCACGCGCTGGGTCCAGACGTAGAGCGGCCAGCACCAGCTCGCGCGGAACTGCGCATGCTCGGCGCGCAGGTCGATGAGCTCGCGTAGGTGGTGGCCCAGGTTGGCGCGCAGCACGTCCTTGGTCGGCTGCTTCATGCGGCGCGGCTGCGGCGCGGGCTGGTCGGAAATCAGGTCTTCGCTCATCGGGGCCTCAGTGGTGCGTAACGGGGGAAAGTGCGGCCGGCACGCTCAGCGCCTTGGCCAAGTTGGCGAGACCCTTTGCGGTGACGCGCACCTGGGTGTTGATCCACTCCGTGCCGTCTGGCTTCTGGCCGGTCGTGACCTTGTGCTCCAGGCAGCCGCTGTGCAGACGCCCGGCGTAGGCCAGCCAGGTCGAGGCCAGCGGGTGGCGGTAGATCCAGCGCTTCTGCTCGAGCAGGGCCAGGAACTTCCGCTCCGGGATCTGCATGGTCTTGGCCGCCTCACGCAGGTTGAGCGAGCCGTCGGCGATGGCGATCCGGTCCAGCGCGTCGGCCTTGGGGGTCAGCTCCTCAACGCGGCCGGCGTAGCTAGCCAGCAACCCACGGAGCGCGGCCGGATCCGACAGCAGCGCCAGCGGGTCGGCCGGCGCGGCGACGCGCCGCTCCAGCTCCTGCCAACGGTCGACCAGCCTCGCGGTGAATTCCGGCGACAGCTGCGCAACCACCACGATGCTGTCGCGTTTGCCCTGCTCACCGGTGAACACGTAAGCGACGCTGGGACGGCCACCAGTGGGCTTTTCCTGCGCCGCAGGTAAAGCGATCACGCCGCGGTCAGCCAATCGCTCAATGGCTACGCGCACGTTGTCGTGCCGCGATTCGACCAGTTCGGAAATCTCGCGACTGGTGATGGCCGGCGCGTCGCCGGCGATGGTGAGGTTGCTCATGACTGGCTCCCATAGCGCGCGATCAACGCTGCGTCGGCGAAGGCCTGACCGGCAGCCTTCTTGCCCAGATCAGCCCAGCGCGGCCACAGCTGGATTGCGCGGCTGCGCGCGGCGTCCTTCTCCGATCCGATCAGCCCGGCGCGCTTCTTCCACGCCTGCGGGGTCACCAGCGTCACCGGCAGCATCATGGCCGCGGCCACACCCTCCACAACCCCAGCGGCATGCCCGAAGGTGTAGACGCTCGACACACCCTGCTTCGGCATCGCATGGACCTGCTCGATAAACACGTGCCCCGAGTCGAAGTCCTGGAGGAACCGGGAAACGGCAGCGGCATCCACCCTCGTTGACTGGCCTACCTTGAGCGTAGGCATGCGGATCCATTCCACCGGCAATGGCTGGGCCGCGCTCTGGAGCACCACCACGGCGCCCGAACAACCGGGGTCAATTCCAATCACGTAACTCATGCATTGCTCCGATCGGGGATGTGCTGCTCGATACCTGGCAGGCGGATCACCTGCCCGCCGGCGCGGATCCAGTCGTCGACGCTCTGCACCGGTGGCCGAGCGGCAGCAGGCCGGCCGAGCACAGACGCGCGGATCGGAATGACCGTGTAAGCCTTCGGCGAACGCACGGGCTTCTGCTTGGCTGCGAGTCGGGCCTGCTGCTTAGCCTCCCTGGCCGCCTTGCGACTCTCCTGCCGCTCTGCCTTCTCCCGCAGCAGTCTTTCCGCGCGCGCCGCCTTTCGCAGCGCATCATCCTGACGACGCTCCGCCTGAGTGCGCCCGCCTTTGTCGAGGTGCCGTTGGCGCATGTAGGCGCGGTGCTTCTCGGCCCTGGATAAACTCTCGCCTTCGTGCGACGGCGGGTCGGACACGAATGCGTATGCCGGGCGCGGGCCGTCGCCGACGCGCTCGAGGTAACCCGCATCGGCGTTGTCCTTGATCGCGCTGTAGTACGGCCGGCGATTTTTGGCGCCCTCGGCGATGCCCATGGCGTCCAGGATCACGCGCGGCGAATGCGCGCCAGGGTTGGCCTTGAGCCATTCACGGACACGCGCGGGATAGGCCTTCATGCCTGCACCGCCGTTGCATCGCCAAGTTCCGCTGCTGCGCGCTCCAATGCCGCACGTGCCGCGTCCCGGTCTACCACTTCCGGCACCTTCGCCGGCGGCGGTAGCGCCGTGGCGGCCGGCTCCGGCACCTCGCCGCCCCGCATGACGTGCTCGCGCGCCAGCTCGTACGCCTCACGCACCATGCGGTCAGCGTCACTCGCGCTGGCGCCGCGGTAACGGTAGCCATCCAGCTTGAAGCCCACCAGGACCGTGAACCCGCTGCGGTCGCCGCCATTGCGCAGCTCGTTGGACACCTGCGCCAGGCTCGGCACGCCGAGGCAGCGAGCGCGGAACTCAGGCAGCGTCGGCGGCCACGGATCCGCCGAAGCGATGCACGCCGCAATACCGGCGCCCAGCCGCTCAGCCGTCAAGCCAGCGAGCGCCTTCGCCCAAGTGTTGCCCGCGCCCTTCGATGCGTCAGCGCCGTAATCGCGCGTCCACTTCAACCCGTAGATCTCAGACATGCGAGTCCAGACGGTAGAAATCAGCAGCAAGGAAATCGGCGCCGGCGTTGCTGGTTCGCTCGCGTTCGATGGCTTCGAGCGAAAGGCGGAGGGTGCGCTCGGAAGCGCTCTCGCGAGGGATTGCATGGGCGGATGCTCCAGAGGTGATGGTGTTGGCAGCGGTGGCGCGCTGACGGCGGGCCGCGGTGATCAGGTAGCCGGCCGGCTTGTCCGGGTAGACGTCGGACAGCTCGAGCAGGTGCTGGGCGGTGACGCCCTCAGCCGCTGCGGCGATCAGGTCGGGGTGCTGGCTGGTGGTGCGCAGGCCTGGCCGTTTGAGCGACAGGGCTGCTCGGTTCAACGCTGCTGCGATGAAACCTGCCGGTGTTCCACACACGCCCTGCGCAGCGCCAGTGGCAGCTTCCGCAATGTGTGGTGTGTGGTTATTGCTCTTGGTTGCTTTTGGTTGCTCTTGGTTCGGGTGCAAAAGCTTTGCACCCTTTTCAGCGCTGTTTTGCACCCTTTGCGCCGCGTTTTTGCACCCTTTAAAACCGCTCTTTGCACCCTTCAAGGGTGCAGAATCTGCACCCTTTTCCGTGGAACATCCGCCGCCTTCGAAGGGTGCAATATCTGCACCCTTCATCCATTGGGGGTTGATCCGGTACTGGCGAGTTTTACCGCCTTCCTTGAAGCCCGTGCTGCGGCCGCCCAGTCCATCATTTACGAGGATCAGCCATCCAGAAGCCTCCATACGCCGTAACTGGTATTGCACCGACCGCTCGGACTGACGTGTCTTCGCCGCAAGGAGGGCAATTGACGGATAGATGTGGGTGCCGTCGTCGTGCGCGTGATCTGCCAGCGCTAGCGCCAGCAACATCTCGCCACCGCCATTGCTGTAGCGTTCGAACACCATTCCCGTGACCTTGGCGCTCATAGGCTCACCACTTGGGTGGGCGCTGCCAGTGCCGGCCATGCACGAAATGCGGCGCTGATCTGCTCGCACTCCTGCGCCGCGGCATCTACCGCGGGCTGACGACGCAGCGCGAGGACAGCCCTCCTACTCAGGCCGGTAGCGGCGTATATCTCGCCGCGGCTGCAGCCTTCTGCGATCAGGCTGAGTGCCAGCTCTTCGGGCTTCATTTCTCACCGCCCTGCGCTGCCGCCGCTTGCTTCTCGGCTTCCACGGCGATGGCTTCCAACTTGGCAGCATGTGCGTCGAGAGACTTGATGCGGGCAGCAAGCAGATCGCGCAGCTTCGGGTCCCTGGTCGACCTACGTGAGATGCGCGCGGTCTCGCTGATAAAGAGCGCGTGATCGGCCACCGAGCGTGCGCGCTCGGCATCCGACAGCTCCCGGCCCTTCAATTCATCCGGCGTAATCTGCTGGAACTTCAGCACCAGCGGATGCTTCGATACCCAAGACATCACTGCACCCCGGCTGCGGCCGAGGCACGCGCATGCTGCGCAACCTCGGCGAGCATCGCCTGCGCGTCGCCGCATGCCGCGGCAATCTCGGCCGCCTCGTTTGCGGTGATGCGGCCGTCGGCGATCGACTCGCCGATGATCTGGGCCAGCTTGCCCTTGGCGGACGACGCCAGCAGCAGTGCCGACAGCATGTTCCCGCCGGTGGGCGTCTCGGTGCGCTGCAGCGTGTAGCCGTGTTCTGCGGCCAGCGCGTGCAGGATCCGGTCATCGCCGGTCACGCCCATGATCTGGCTGGCTTCGGCCAGCGTCAGGTGGTGCGTGCTGGTGTTCGGGTTGACCTTGCTGCGCAGCACCGCGTCGGACATCGCGCGCTCGCGGCCGTCGTCCTTCGTGGTGATCAGGCGCGTGGCCAGGGCAACGCTACCGCCCGGGTAGGCGTGGACGGTGTGGTAGGCGGCATCGGTAATGTTCATCGGGTTTCTGCCTGAACGTGGTTTCGAGTGACGGCGGCCGGCAACATCACGGCCATGGAGAACAACTGCTCTGGAACAGCACCGGCCTCAGCCGGAACGCATCAACAAGGCGTCGCCCTCAGCGCGGTACGCTGGAACCCCCACGGCTCCAACGACTGCCCGCAAGGAGGGCGACATGGACGAAAAACAACAATTGGTGCAGCTACTGACAGCGACGACGCGACGTGTGGCTGCTACAGAGCTGTTGCTCATCGGCGTGATGCGATTGCTCAAGGACAATCCGAACGCGACGCTGGAAATGGAGCGCACGATCGCGGAATTTGCGAAGGGCACTGCGCCAGCCGATGCAAAGAAAGAGGTCATCGAGCTTGCTCAGTCCATGACGTCGGCGGCATACGAGTAATTCCAACCACCCGTGCATCGGCGTCCGGCAGCAGAGTGCTGGACGCTTCGTACCCGGTCACTGCAGCGCCAACCTTTGCCATCTCTTCGCGCAGCGCTTCCACAGCCGCCGTCTCGCTGGCAGTCGGCTTGTTGATCCAGTTGCGCAGCCAGATGCGCACATTCCACTTGTCAGGTAGCGCGCGCATCTCAGGCCACCTCCACGGGGACGATTCGGTCAGCGTCCAGGTCCGACGGAGCCTTGGGAGCGTCGGTCAGCTGCGGGGCGACCAGTGCCAAGACGGCGGGCAGCGCGGGCAGATGCTCGTCCTCGCCCCAGGCCTCAACCTGGTTGCGCGGCAGCTTCAGCACCACGGCCAGGCCAGCGTCGTTCGAAAGGCCGAGCTTTGCGCGCAGCGCGCGCTTGGTCATGCCAACGGCCGCGCCCCCGCCACCGACAGCTGTCGGCGTGCCAAAGACGTCAGGGCGCAGGTCCGAACGTGTGATCCGCCCACGCGATACCTGTTCGATGAGAGCGCATCGCTCGGCCGGCACTTTCACGAGACCGCTCTCCCATTGGGAAACGAGACCCTGCGTTGCGGGCGAGCCCGCCAAGGTCAGACAAGCGGCGAATGCTGTCTGCGACAGTCCAGATTCTCTGCGGTAAGTAGCGATATCCATGGCGCAATATTAGCGCCCCTAATCTTACTGTCAATAGTGCCGCTGATGGAAAGATGTCATGCTTGCGATTAGCGTCACTAATATGGAATCCAACAGACGCGCGAAACCCACCCCGGACGACGTGAAAGCTGCCAGTCGGCTGAAAAGCGCATGGGCTGCCCGAGCTCGTGAGCGTGGCATCACCCAGGACAAGATGGCCGAAGAATTGGGCATCACTCAGGGAGCCGTGAGCCAGTATCTCAACGGCAGGATCCCCATGAACTACCGGACCCTGTACGCCTTCTGTCGAGCACTGGGGATATCTGACGCCGAGATCCGGACAGACCTACCCGAGCAAAGTCTGCAAGCGACCCGCTCCGTGGATGAATCCGATTGGGCTGACGTGACAGGCTGGTCCCAGGCGGCCGGCCTTGGCGCGGGCGCCGAGGCGCAGGAGTACGCCGAGACCCATAGCCTCAAGTTCAAGAAGACCAGCCTCCGCCGCCGCGGCATCCTGGGGCGCGACCTGGCCGTCTACTACGGCAAGGGCGACTCCATGGAGCCGACCATCCAGGACGGCGACGCGATCCTGTTCGATATCTCGGACACCCGGCCGGTCGACGGCAGCCTGTACGTCATCCAGGTCGACGGCATGGCCAACCCCGAGTATTTCGTGAAGCGCGCCCTCGTGCTCGAGGCCGGCGTCTACTTCCAGAGCGACAACCCTGCCGGCGACCACCAGTGGCGCAAGCCAAAGCCCATGGTCTCCAAAAAGCACCCGATCACCATCATCGGCCGCGTCCACTGGGTGGGCGGGTGGAGAGATTAGCCCTAAAGATATCCAGACAGATGCCGATAACTGATCAAAACTAATCAAGGACGAAGCATGACGATTAATATCGCGCTTGCCACCTACGATGGAATTATCCTAGGTTGCGATAGCTTATCGAGCATGTCGGACAGCGTAATTTTCCCGTTTGGGAAAAACATAGAATATGCGAAGGACGCCGCTGGAAACCCGCTGCTAGACGGCAAAGGTAACCCTGTGATAGCGGTCGACCCGTCGACGGTGACACAAGTTGCGACAACCGTTTTTGGTGGCGTCAGCAAAATATTCTGCTTGTATCATGCAGATAATGACGAAACTTGCGTTGCAGCCGTCACGGCTGGCCTTGCGATCCTTGGCGGCGTAACTATCGCAGAGCAAGCTAAGCGTTACCGTCGTCTGAGAAAGCAGGAGGGAAAGAAATTTTCGACTGTTGAGGAAGCAGCTAAAGATTTTTTTACTTTCTGTAGCGAGATCTGGGAAAGTCAGTTTGATGACGTTCCTGCTGAGCAAAGACATTTTCTGCCAACGGTTCAATTCATAGTGGCAGGCTATGGCGCCGACGATACCAATGGCAAGATATTCCGAATCGACGTCCAAGCGCAGACAGTTATCGAACAGTTCCCGGGTGATAACTACACCGGCATGTGTTGGGCAGGGGCGTCCGACTACGTCGAGAGACTGATGCGCGGAATTGACACCTCGCTCGTTTACACGGCAAGCCGACAGATGTCCGAGGCCATGGCAGCTCAGCGTATCGCAGTTGCCGAGGACATCACTGCAGCACTAGCAGGCGCTGGAATTCAGCTACTTGAAGGCCTCGAGTTGGAAATTACCGAGCACACCCCGCCTTCACTCCCCTGGGATGTAGCTTCTGCCGATATCGATTTCGGGAACTTGTCCACGCAATACGCTGTCGAGCTAGTCGAACTGCTTGTCAACACGCAGTCCGGCATGCAACGATTCGCGCGCGGAATTCCCACAGTAGGCGGACGCACTCACATTGGCGTCTTAAAGCGCGGTGAGGGATTTCAACTGCTGAACGAACCCAAGCTACAACACCTCCACACGGGTTACAGCCATGATTTCTAGCCCTTCTTTCAATGCATTCCAGGCAGTCGGTCAAGCAACCGCTCGTCCGCCCAGAGACTCGGAGCGTGCCGGGGCGGTGCAGACCAAAGCACCTTCTTCTCCCTCGGCGAAGACGAAGACCTATGTGGTCGAGGTGAAGCAAGGCCGGCTCACAGTTGGCATCGCTCGAAAGGCTCCACGCTAAATACCTGCTTCTAGATTGCGACTGCATGTGGCGATCCACCCCGCTACGGCGGGGTTTTTGCTTTGTGGGGTCTGGTGCTGGCGGTCAGTTGCGGGGATCGGCGATCAGCCTGGACGGCGAGCCGTACAGAGCCAGTACCCGGGCGCCTGCTGCGAATGCTGGGGTTGCGCCCTGCACTACCGTCATCAGTGATCCAGGATGTGGTCGCTATCGCCTTTCCGGCGTCCAGCCCTTCTGCTGCAGACAGGCCTTCGTTAGTTCATTGCGACGCATAGCCATATCGATGCCCTGCCCTACGGCACCAAGTGAAGGATCATAGCCGCCTGCGTACTTCATGGCCTCGTACTCGCAAGCCGACTTGTCCTTCTGGAAATCGCTGTCTGTGGCACCAGCCTTGTTGAACACGATGTTCTGCGCGCAGGCAGAAACCACGCTGGCAGCTAGCGCCGCTAGGACAAGCTTCTTCATTCCATTCCCCTGTTCCAGTTGCATCCATTGCGGCAAGGGGCCGCATCCCTACAGCTAACGACATTGTAACAATCGCGCGGGCAGACAGAGCAGACACGCGAGCCACAACAAATATTAGCGCCCCTATTGACACGGATAATTAGCGGCACTAATCTTGTTCCGTCGCCCCAGTAACACGGCATTCCGCCGCGGGGCACGGAGACTCAGATGGACGTCGCACAGCTCGCCACCGCCTTGGGCGTCAGCGAACGTGATGCCGATGACTTCGTCATCGGTGTCAGCATGCAGGTCGCCAAGGGCCTTGACCTGGAAGCCGCCATCCGCGCTCACGCGCAGGCCATGCGCGACATGTTCCAAGCCGCGGCAGCCAGATTGGAGCGCGCAAGCTTCTCGGATCCGGCCAAGGCCTTCGTGGTGGACGCGTTCTTCCCGGCCCAGGTGGCTGCATGAGCGCCCGCCTCGCTTGCCTGGCCCTCGCCGCCGCGCTGGCCGCAGGCTGCGCCGTCACCGGCCAGCCCACCGCAGAGCCCACCACCGCCACCGGTGAGGGCATCCCCGAACAGCTGTCGATCACCTCGCCGCGCTTCTGCGCCGCGCTGGCGGTCTATGAGCTGGCCACCGTCGACGATTGGAGCCTGCGTGCCGGCATTGCCCGCGCCGCGCTCAACGGCTTCGCCACCGCCGGCCGCGTGCCGGACTGCGCACAGGGCGTGGCCGCTGCCCTCACCGGTGGCGACTTCACCCCGCGCCGCTGGCAGGAAGCACTCGACGCCGTGGACGCGGTCGGCTCCGGCGACTACGCCCTGCCCGACTCCTGCGCCCGCGCCAATGCGGTTATGCCGGCCGACGCCGCTGCCTTCCCGGCCACCGCGCACGCGCAGTGCGTCATGCATGGCCTGGCCTTCGTCGAGGTGCAGCCGTGAGCGCGCCCGTCGATGTGCTGTCTGTGCTGGATCAGGCAATTCAGCGCGAAAGCGACGCCGGCCGAGCCAGCATCGCCCAGATCGCGGCGCGCGCAGCGGTGTCCGACGTGTTCGACAAAGGCCGCCAGCTCTCCGCCGACCTTGAGCACGCCATCGCGATCGCCAACGTCTGCAGCCCCGACGCCGTGCACGTCCGCCACCCCATCCGCGTGGCGCTCGACGAATTCGACGCTGCACTGCGCGCCGCCGGCGGTGCTGCGTGAGTGCCACCTACATCAACCCCTGGTATCAAAAAGGACGACTGGACTATGGTCCGGACGTCTATTCAACTGACGCCAAGCCGGTCGAGTACCGCGGCTACCTGGTGTTTCAGCGCAACGCGAGCTGCTTTGACGTCGTAAAAGATGGCATCTGCGTTACCCAGCTCGCCGGTCCGAACGGGGCGAAACGAGCAATTGATGCGTTGCTGACGGCCGAGAGCGGCGTGTTGTTCGGGGTCCGGAACTGCGGCACATGCTCCAAGGCGTACACATGCGCCGCTTGCGACCACGAATCTCACCAGCAGCTGTTCGATCTATCTTGCTCTGAGCATGCAATGCGCGCCTTGCCCCAAGGCGGTGCCGCATGAGCCGCCAGTCATACCGCCACACGGTGAAGGGCTTCCACAACGACGTGCAGCTCGCATGGTGCGAGCGCTCCCGCAGCTGGCTGCTGCAGGTGCTGGTGCGCGGCGTGCCGGTCGCCTCCATCGTCGCCGGCCGCGAGCCGGGCATCGAGTTCGTCGCTCCGGAACCCGAAACCTCCTACAAGCGCTACCACATCCAGGTGCGCGGAGCCTTCGTGGATCTGCCGGTGGAAAGCTGGCGCGAGCTCAAGCAGTGGTACGACGCCATCGCCAGGGCAGTTGCGCCCGTCCAGATGCTCGACGACGTGCCGCGCAACCTGCCGCCCATCGCGCCGCCGCTGGCGCCCTACGCGAGGCGTGCGCACGCATGAACACCACGCAGACCCCAGCGCAGCGCGCGGCGATTGAGCGCGCCAAGAAGCCCGGCGCCCATCCGTGGCGCATCTGGCAAGGCACCGCCAGCCAGGAGCGCGCCGTCGCGCGCCGCGCCGAAACCATCGTCCCCTACACCACCAGGTTGATCACGAAGTGAGCGCACTGACCTATCTGTCGTTGTTCTCCGGTATGGAGGCTGCCCACCTCGCATGGTCGCCGCTCGGCTGGCGCTGCGCCGGTGTCGCCGAGATCGAGCCGGCAGCATGCGCGCTGCTGCGCCACCGCCTGCCGCATGTGCCCAACCTCGGCAGCGTCACCGACATCACCGACGCACAGATCCGCGCCCTGGGCCCGCTCGACGTGGTGATCGGCGGTAGCCCGTGCCAAGACCTGTCCGTCGCTGGCAAGCGCGCGGGATTGGCCGGCGCCCGCTCCGGGCTGTTCCACCATCAACTCAGGATCTTCAATGCAGCTCGACATCTTTGCGGCGCCCGTTGGCTCGTCTGGGAGAACGTCCCCGGCGCCTTCAGCAGCAACAAGGGCCGAGACTTTGCTGTCGTGGTTGGCGCGTTGGCAGGATCCGAGCTCACTGTCCCCGCCGACGGCTGGAACGACGAAGGCGTGGCGCTGGGCGACAACGGCCTCGTCGAGTGGTCCGTGCTTGATGCGCAGTGGTTCGGAGTGGCGCAGCGGCGCCGTCGCGTGTTCGCTGTCCTCGATACTGGAGACTGGGCCGGTCGCCCCCCGATACTTCTTGAGCGCGACAGCCTGCGCGGGAATTCTGCGCCGAGCCGGGAAGCGCGAAAAAGCGTTGCCGGAAGCCTTGCGGGCGGCGCTCGCCAGCGTGGTGGCTACAGCACCGACGATATCCCGCTGATTGCTGGCACGCTGCAGGCGAACGGTAAAGCGGCGGGAAGTGCAACTCAGCAAGACGCCGAGTCCGGAATGCTGGTCGTTGCCCAGGCATTTGGTGGTGGTGCCAACTGCCAGGCCACGGACGTGTCCACGGCGCTGCACGCGCACCCCGGCGGCTCGCGGCTGGACTTCCTGACCGAGACGTTCCTGGTGCAGCCGGTGCCTTTCGACACCACGCAGATCACCAGCAAGGCCAACGGCAGCAACCCGCGCACAGGCGACCCATGCCATCCGCTTTCCGCGACAGCGCATGCGCCAGCCATCGCGTTCGGCTGCAAGGACAGCGACCCGGCGCGCAGCGTGTCGGACGATGTCGCCCCGACGCTTCGGGCAATGGGGCATGCCGGCAGCCACGCGAACGCTGGCGGACAGGTCGCGGTCGCCTACACCACCAAGCTGCACAACACCGCGAGCAACAACGCGGGGAAGATCTACTTTGAACGCACGACGTGCCTGGATGCCAATAGCCCGCCGCCCGCACTCCTGACACCGACGCAGGTGCGCCGGCTGACGCCGACCGAGTGCGAGCGCCTGCAGGGCGCTGCCGACGACTGGACGCTGATCCCTCTGCCCGGCCGGCACAAGGCTCGCAAGGTCACGAAGAATCGACCTGCGGAACGATGGCGCGAGGACAGCGACGGCACATGGTCGCTGCTGATGGCCGATGGCCCGCGCTACAAGATGCTCGGCAACAGCTTCGCGGTGCCGGTCATCCGCTGGATCGGCGGGAGCATCCAGCAGGCGCACACCTGGGCCCAGCAGGAGCGTGTGGCATGACCCTTGCCCTCCTCGGCCGCGGCCTCGACGCCATCGTGCAGCACGACCTCGCCGGCATGGCGCCGGACATCACCGCAGCCGCGCGCCTCCACCGCTACGAGAACGCCCGGCAGCTTCGACGCGAAACCCAGTCGACGGAAGCCCGCGAAATCGACCAGCTCCGCGAGCAGTTCGGCCGCCACTACCAGACCGCCTGGCGCAACGGCCAGCGCCCAGACCTCACACAGCTGCCGCAGCACTTTGCGGCGATCGATAAGGAGCAATCCCATGCGTGACCTGACACAGTCCGAGTTGAGCGTGCTGCGCCACTCGCTGGGCACCGGCGAGGACGGACGCAACCCGAGCTACCGAAACCACTTCGTCACCGGCGCTGGCAGCAGCGACCACCCCACGTGCATGCAACTGGTCGACCTCGGCCTCATGCAGCGACGCAACGGCAACGCTCTCTCCGGTGGCGATGACATCTTCACCGTGACCGAAGCGGGGCGAACGGCAGCAGCGCCGGCTGCAGAGCCAGCAAAGCTCAGCCGATCGGCGCGGCGATACCGCAGCTACCTTTCGGCAGACAGCAACCTGAGCTTCGGCAGTTGGCTTAGATCAGGTAGGGCGCAATGAACCGCGCATGCGCTGCTTGGCACGTTTGGCCGCTACGCGCGCAACTTTCTCGGCCGCGCCTTTCGATGGCCAAGGTTTGTAGTCGACGCCAACCAATGCGCCGCTGCGACGGTCTTCGCTCCTGTACCGCAGCACGGCATACCACCCGTTTTGCAACCGCGTAGCCCCCGAGTGAACTTTTACGTACATGCCTATTTCTCCGTTGGGTTTCGTAGTGCCAACCAACTATAGGTGGAGTCGTGGAGGCAAACCAATGCCCCGCCAAATTCCTCTCATATCTGCATGCGGCAAGCCGCTACTTTCCAGCCAAGGAGGCTGAAATGTTCTTTCGCAACCTCACCATGTTCCGCTTCCCCGCCTCCCTCGACCTCTCCGCCGTCGAGGAACTGCTGCCGCAATGCGCCCTGAAGCCTGTCGGCCCGCTGGAGATGGCCTCCCGCGGCTTCGTCTCGCCCTTCGGCCGCGAGGAGACCGAGCAGCTGTCACACCGCATCGGCGACTTCCTCTGGCTGGCCGTCGGCGGCCAGGACAAGATGCTGCCAGGCGCCGTCATCAACGACGCGCTCGAGCAGAAGTGCGCCGACATCGAGAAGAAGGAAGGCCGGCGCCCGGGCGGCAAAGCGCGCAAGCGCCTCAAGGACGACATCATCCACGAGCTGCTGCCCAAGGCCTTCGTGCGCAACTCGCGCACCGACGTGATCCTCGACCTGGCACACGGCGTGGCCATCGTCGACACATCCAGCCGCAAGGTTGGCGAAAGCGTGGTGTCGGAGATCCGCGGCATGCTCGGCAGCTTCCCGGCCCTGCCCCTCAATGCAGAGGTGGCGCCGCGCGCCGTGCTCACCGGCTGGATCGCCGGCGAGCCGCTGCCGGAATCGCTGAGCATCGGCGAGGAGGCCGAGCTGCGCGACCCGATCGAGGGCGGCGCCATCGTGAAGTGCCAGCACCAGGAGCTGCGCGGCGACGAGATCGAGAAGCACCTGGAAGCCGGCAAGCAGGTCACCAAGCTGGCGCTCGTGCTGGACGACAACCAGTCGTTCGTCCTGGGCGAGGATCTGGTGGTGCGCAAGTTCAAGCTGCTGGACGGCGCCATGGATCAACTGGAGACCGCTGAGGGCGATGGCGCGCGCGCCGAGCTGGATGCGCGCTTCGCGTTGCAGTCGGCCGAGATGCGCCGCCTGTTCCTGGTGCTCGAGCAGGCGCTGCGCCTCTCGAAGGTGGAGGGCTGAGCAATGAACGAACAATCCGGCAATTCCGGACAGTTGCAGGCCAGGGATGCAATCGCTGCATTTTTGCTGGAGCGCGACGAAGCTCTGGAGCCTGGTGAGGCGAATGATGGCGAGCGCCTTGGCTCAGCCGACGAAATTCTGGCAATCATCGCCGCCCGCCAGCCGGTGGGGCAGGAGCCGGTTTATTGGCAATCACGCTTCAGCGGAGGCGTGTGGGGCTACTGCACCCGCGAACACCACGACATGGTCAAAGCTTGTCCGCAGGAATGGCCGGACTACGAGGTTCGCCCCCTCTACACCGCCCCGCCCGCGCCTGCTGCTGTGCCGGTGGAAGGGATGCCCGCCGCGTGTAAGCACTGCGATGGTCGTGCGTTCGAGTGGTTCCCCCACTGCCGTGCGGCCTCTGACGTGCAAGACGGCCGGCTGCGCGCTCATGACGTGAGGTTTGATTTCGTGCTGGGGTGCCTAGACTGTTCGGAAACGCTGATGATCGTGCCGGCCGATCGTATCGCCGCCACACTCGCCACCCACCCCCAGCCGGCAGCGGCGTGCGTCAACATCAACGCGATGCGCTACCTCTACCTGCGGGCGCAGCCTGTCGAGGGCGGGCCATGGGGCACGCCGCGCATTGCAATTCCAAGCTGTGAGCGCGCCGGCCAGTTCGCAAACTGCGAGGATGCCGATGCGGCCATCGATGCGGCGATTGCTGCGCAGCACGCGCATGGCGGTGATGCATGACCATCCCCGCATACCCACTCGCCTGGCCAGCAGGGTGGAAGCGCGAGGCGACGCGCACCACCGCCCGTTTCGGAAAGCCGAGCCGCGCCCGTGCCGGCGGTGGTTGGGATCATCGCCGGGCATTGACGATCGCCGAGGCAGTGGCGCGCCTGCTCGAGCAGCTGCGCATGATGGGCATCGATAGCGACGACCTGGTCATCAGCACCAATCTGCAGCTGCGGCTCGACGGCCTGCCGAGATCCGGTCAGGGCGAGCCGGACGACCCTGGTGTGGCCGTGTACTGGACGGACCGCTTTGACCGCTCGCAGCCGCCGCGCTGCATGGCCATCGACCGCTATGACCGCGTGGCCGACAACCTGGCGGCCGTGGCGGCCACCCTCGAGGCGATGCGGTCGATCGAGCGCCACGGTGGCGCGGCCATCCTCGAGCGGGCATTCTCCGGGTTCGCTGCACTGCCGGCACCGGCGGGGCCGAGCTGGCGCGAAGTCCTGGACCCGGCCTATCCCGAGGAAAGCTATTACCGCCTGCGCTCCAAATACCACCCCGACAAGGAAGGCGGCGACATCGAGCAGTTCCAGCGCGTGCAGCGCGCGTGGGATGCCTACCAACAGGAGCGCGGCGGCAATGGCTGACGGCTCCCGCACCCTGCCCCGCCAGGCGCGCAACAACGGGCTTGCCGTGGGCGGTCGACCCATCCGCGTGCCGGTCGGCAAGGCCACCGTGCGCCAGGTGCTGAAGCGACACCTCCTCGAGGAGGGCAAGCGCATCCAGGATCTGGCTGAGCCGTGGCAGTGCTGCGTGCAGAACGTCTACGACCGACTGTCGCGCGGGCGCGTGCTGGCGCCGGGCCATATCGATGCCGCGATCGCTTTCCTGCGACTGGACGAATTCGACGCGGCTGAGCTGCGCCTGGTCGGCGCGCGCGAGGCCGGCTGGAACATCGACACGAAGTACTTGCTGAAGGAGACACCCGATGCCTGACACCGAGACCGAGCTGCGGCTCCTGCCCATCAAGGACGTGCGCGCAAAGGTCGGGCTTAGCCCGGCGACGATCTACCGGCAGATGCAGGCCGGGAAATTCCCGAAGCCGCACAAGGTCTGCTCCCGGTCGCTCTGGCTATCCACACAGCTCGACGCCTGGATCATCGAACAGACCGGATCGCAGAGTGTGGGGCAGAACATGGGGCACGCCGGCTGA